GCTGTTGAGGAAGCTGGTTTGGTTGAAGCACCTGGCGAGATTCTTGAAGGTGAAGATTTGATAATTAAGCCTACTTCTAATGTGTTGTCCCATGGTGCTGGTATTGTTTCTTCCCCATTTCAGTTTCAGTCTGGTGAATCCTATATGAATATTAAAAATTTAATTCGTCGGTTTACGTTTATGAATTCTTTTGGAATGACTGCACCAACTTCTCCAAATGTTCTCTTAATTAAAACTCCTGTTACTCCTACTCAGTTTTATGCTAATGCTAGTACTACTGATTCTCGTATTCAAAATATTTGTGCTTATATTTCTGGTATGTTTTTGTTGTGGAAGGGTTCGATGCGATATAAAATCGTTTCGAATGTTTCTAAGAATGCTAATATGCTTGTGTATGCTTATAATGATATTATTGATCAGACTACCAGTGTTAGTCTTACCACTGTTGCTTATAAATATAATGCTTCTGTTTATGGTATGTCGCTTCATTCTTTTGCTGATAAACCAGCTGTTGAAGTAGAAATTCCGTATTTTTCCAATTTTTCCCAGATGTTAAATTATAGTCCTTATATTGGTACTATTCATGGTAATTCTTCTACCACGGTTTCTAATCTGAAAATTATGGTTCAAGTTGGTAATGATACAGTTAATCCTACTGTTAATGGTGCGTCACTTACGTTTTTCTCAGCAGCTGGCGATGATTTAGTTCTTTCTTATTATTTAGGTCCTACAATTATTTATGTTCCCCAGTCCGATTATATACCCGCTTAGTTTAATGGCTTATTCTTTTGTTCACTTAGGTGGACATGAACTTCCAAATACCTGTCTATTAGGTTTTGCCCTAGGACACTATACTCCGCTGAATCGGTATGCGGTTGAGGTCACTAGTTAGTATAAATTTCCTTTGTAATGCTTCTAGCCCCGATAGTCCGATCAGATATGGCGTAGCTGCGTCATACGAACATTATGGATAATTTAAATAAACCTTTTAATAGTCTTCAATGTGAATTGGATGGGGTGAATGGGCGTTTCGGTATAAGAAAAGTCGGTAAACAGTTTACGACTTTTGAGATTAGAATGTTTGAGCATGCGAGGCTTGAGTTGCGTAGTGCTATTGCTCGTGCTATTGCTTTGTGTACCGAAATTCCTAGTGATTCACCGTGCTTTCCGGATGTGTCTGTTGTCGAGCGTAGACTTAGACACATATTTCTGCAAATGCCTGCATTTGTAGAAGTCGAAGAGGCCGGACTTTCTGAATGGATATTTGGTGAGAAGCGTCTCGCTAAATTTGATGAAACGTTGTGTAAAGTGAATAGGACTTCTGGTTTTGTGTCCCGTTGCCTGGAAGCTTTTGTAGGCCCTGAACAGGCCGAAGAAGCGGTGGAGGAAGTGATTCCAGAAGTACCGTTTAGTTTCATGCAAGAGAAGATGCCAGTTTTAACTGCTTTTGCTCCAAAAACTATTTCTAATACTATAAATACTATTGGAGCGAAATTGGCAATTACTGCGCGTCTTTTCATGAAAGTTGAGAGTTGGTTTGACAAGTTTTTATGTGTAATATTGATGTATATGGATATTACTGGTTTTAAACTTGCCATTGAAGATCTCACTGAGGCTTTGCGTTTGATGTTTGTGAGAGCATGGCGTGAAGGTGAGATAGATACTGAGAGGTATCCTGATATTCCTAAGAGTGCCTTTAAACAAAAACCTGCTGAGACCCAAGGTTCGAATCAGGAGAGTACTTTTGAACCCGCTGATGAGTGTGGTGTTCCTGAAGTGCTTTCAGCTATTGTGATGATAGGAGGGTTTTTTGTTTATGGTAAGATGCCGGATAAGAGTGAAACTGCCAAGGTTATAGGTAGTTTAGCAACAAAGTTTCAGAATATTGGTAAAATTTCCATGGGTGTGCATGGTGGTATAAAGTTGTATCAGACTGTAGTTGATGGAATTAATGCCAGTGTTGATAAATTTGTTGACTTGATGTGTCCGGAGCAAAGTTCGTTGCGAGTGTTGGATCAAAATAAAGAGCGTATAACCGAATGGATGGATGCTGTGAGTCGTCTTGATCGTGAGGATACATATATTCGGCTTACTTGTGATCCTGGTCTTCATACAGAAATTGGTAGATTGCGTGATCAGGCTGACGAGTATAGTCGTATCTACCAGAGTTTGGATTATCGACCTTTGAATATAACTGCGTTGTTTATGAAGTCTTTGAATGCTATTATTCGAATATCTAATAAAGCAACGCATATATCTTTGAATGTTGGTTGTCGACCCGATCCGTTTTGTGTGTATTTGTTTGGAGAGCCAGGTGTTGGAAAATCATTTATTTCCACTGAATTGATTCATGAGGTGGCTGATGATTTTAAAGTGCCTAAGTTTCGCCGAATATATCCACGAGCGATGGATGAAAAGTTTTGGTCTGATTATTCCCAGCAATTTGCGGTGGTCATTGATGATTTTGGCCAATTGCGTGATCCTGTGATGTTTGACCCGTATGCGGAATTGATCGCTATTAAAAGCAATGTTCCGAAAACAGTGCAAATGGCTGAGGTGTCGGAGAAAGGTCGTCAGTTCTTGTCGCAGATGATTTCTATTTCGTCTAATATTGCTTATCCTAACCCTAATTCTATACAAAGTAAAGAGGCTTTGTGGCGACGCCGTGATTGTTTAATTGAGGTTAAGAAACATGAGCGTTTTGATGTGCATACAGTGGAAGTTGGAAATACAAGTCATTTGCGTTTTCGGTTTTGTGATCCGGTTATGGAAGGTGTTCCATTGAGTGAATGGATGACGTATGATGTACTTAAGATCGAAGTGGTTAAATTAGCACGTCTGCATCTTGAGCGACAAGAAGCAGTGGCAAAGTTTTTGAATCGTCGTGAGAGTGTTAGTGAACGAGGCGATAGTGATAGCGATGTATCTTCGGGTGAGGATCCTGATGAGTATGAGTATACTCGCAATTTGTGTCGTCGTATTTGGGATACAAAGCCTCAATTTTTCACAGCTGATCATCGTTTTGTGAATGTTAGTACTCGTAGTCATTATTGGTATAGTACGCGTGGTTCTACTTCGGCGCGAAAGATAGATGCGGTGTTATTTAAAGAGTTTAATGATGATTTAAGCACTTCGTTGGCTAGAATGTATGCGGCTATGAATAAACCAATTAGGTGTATTCATGAATATCCTTATATGTTTTTAGGAATGGATCAAAATTTCTTTTTAAATATTCCTCCTTGGTGGTTGTTGTCAGAGAAGCATTATTTAGTTGATGTTGATAAGTTAATGTTTACACCAGTGGATAGAATCAAGGATCGTGCCAATGAGGTTTTTCGTAAGTGTAATCCTTTTTCGAAGGAATTTGATGCATCGATTTTGGTTGACATGCGGAATGTGTTTAAATTTGTCCTTTGTGATGGTTGGTATCGTACTGGTGGTTCTGATGTGAGTCAGTTTGATAAGAAACCTGTGCGTGATGTGTTTGAGGTTAGCATGATTAGGCCCAATAGTCTTAATTTGCGTGGTTGGTCAGCTGTACCCATGCGTGAACACCCAGATGAAGAAATAATGGCAGTTGAAGAGTGTGGTCTTGGTGATGAGCTGGAAGCTGTTGTTGAGGACGTTGAAGATGACTTGGACCGAGGAGCTATAATTGTTGATCATGTGAAGAGCACGATGACGTTTGGTGATTGGGAGGAATATTGTAAGGGTCGTGATTGTTTGGTTTGTAAAGATTGGAACTCGAAGTATGCTCCTAAGGAAGGCGAGACATCTATTCCTCGTGCTGTTTGTCCGGGACCGTTTAAAACGATGTTGACTGTAGACCGATGTATTGAGCTGGATTGTATTAAGAAGTGTGCTGAGGAGTTTGTGGCGCTTGAAGGTTTGAATGCTTCGTGGGGGGAGTATTTGCAAGTGTTACTTAAAAGAAAGGCCACTTTAGCTGGTGAGCCGTTGTGCATGCGATGTCGAGGAATATTGTTTGAAGAACAACAGAGTATGACGGTCATTGCGTATGAAAGTATGTTGAGTCGAATGCGCGAGAGGACGTCAAAATTTTTCAAAGAACATCCAACTATTGTGAAAGTTATAGCTGTTACTGGCGCCATAGCGGGTGCTTTTGCAGTTTATAAGCTTTGGGCCGCATTTGGAGAAGAAGACGCTGATTTGGACGAAGAGATTGATGTGCCTGCGTGGGTTGGCAGACAGAACATTGAGGAGAGTGTGGAACGCAATTATTTGCCGAATGGACGTTATTCACGTAAAGCTAAGGATACAGTTGCTGAAGCCGGTAGTGAGTATCATCGAGGCGGAGATCGCCGTAATGCTAAGAAACAAGCTGCGAGAGTGGTGGTTTCTGAGCGCGGGAGTGATGTAAATGCGGAGCAAATCATCGATAATAGAATTATGCCTTGTGTCGTGAGATTCGAGAAACTCGTTGATATTGAAGGTGAGCTTACTCGTGTTTATTCTCAGAATGCGTTTCAAATTGTTGGCAAACTCTTTTTAGTGAATGCACATGCTTTGGTGAAATTTGCGGAAGGTGATTATGTTAGGATACGGCCTCGTTCGGGCGTTGAATACGTTATTGCATTCCGCAAGGAAGATTGTGCGTTTGCTAAGGAAGGGGATGTTGCAATTTATAATGCGGGTCCTAGTGTTCCATCTGTTAGAGATAGCACCAAACTTGTTTGTACGGAAAAAGATCTTCAGTATTTGAATAATTTTGATGCTAGTACGATTCAGATTGATCAACAATTGCGAAATTATTATTACCATACGACCCTGAAAGCACACGATGTTACGAAGTGCACACCTTACTTAGATTCATCTAAGATAATTCTGAGAAAGTTGTGGACAGCGAAAATAAATGTGGAGAAAGGCGAATGTGGTGGTATTAATGTAGCACTTGTTCCTCAATGTCCTCGTAAGATAGTTGGAATGGTGTCAGCCACTTTCAAGAATAGACCTGAAGGTTTGTTTCAGGTTATTTCGCAAGAAATGATAGAACCATTGATAGCGAAATTCCCGCAACAAATCATTGATGAGGGTCTTGAAAGTAAAATGGAGCTCTTGAAGTTGCGTGAGGTCCAGGTTGACGAACGTGGTGATTTTGGCCTTGGAAATATTGAGGTACTTGAACAGTATAAGATTCGTCGTGTTGGTTCCGCTCGGGGTACTCGTATTCGACCTTCACCTTTGTTTGATCAGATTTTTCCCCATCAGACCGAACCAAGTGTGTTGTTTAAAACCGATCCACGAATGGACGAACCGATAGATCCTTTACTTAATGGTATTAAGAAATATGGATCATATCACCGCCCATTGCCTCCAAAGGCATTGGAAGAGGCTTATTTATCTCTTGAGCAAGAGATTCTTCTCTTTAAGCCTTTAAGACCGAGAGTTGGTGTTCTCTCGGATGCAGACGCGATTAATGGTCTGCCGATTAAACACTACGATCGTATAGATATGAAATCTTCTCCTGGAATTCCATATGTATACAGTCGTCCACCAAATGAGAGCGGCAAAGCCTATTTGTTCGATATCGCTCCTGACGGTACTGCTGGAATCGCAAGTAATCTCTTACAAAATGAGATTAATGCTAGATTGGCCGCTTACTCGAAGGGTGAACGATATCCCTCAATTTGGACTAACTGCTTGAAGGATGAGAGGCGTAGTCTTGAAAAGATTCGTACTGGCAATACGAGGACTTTCATTATGGCGCCTGTGGATTTTACAATCGTTGTTAGAAAATACTTTTTGGATTTTTGTGCAGCGTTTATTGATAATCGAGTTCATTCATTTCATGCTGTTGGCATTAATGCAGACAGTAGTGAGTGGACAATGTTATTTATGATGCTTGAAGCAATATCTGATGTGGGTTTTGATGGCGATTATAAAAACTACGACGGGTTTCTTTTTGCTGTGGTTATGGACTACTTTACACGAGTAGTGAATGCCTGGTATAATGATGGACCCGTAGCTGCTTTGATCCGCAGGGTGATTATGGATGAAGTCATTCATACTTATTCGGCGTATTGTGTTTACATAATTATGAAAAACCATGGGATGCCTTCGGGTTGTCCTTTTACGGCTATTCTTAATTCGTTTGGCAATTCGCTGATAATACGAACTGGCTACCTCTGTTTGACCTTTGAGGCCAAAGCGCTTGGAGTTGCGACTCGAGCTGATTGTTCGATGGACTCGTACAGAAAGAATGTGAAAGAAGAAACCTTTGGTGACGATCACGTGAATGCTGTTACACGTAGAGTCCTTGAGTGGTTTAATCAAAATACTTATTCCGATTGGTTGGCTAAGTATGGAATTGGTTATACTGACTCAGATAAGACGCTTGTGGATCCACCTCCGTTCAAGAAAATATCTGAATGTAGTTTCTTGAAGCGCGGATTTGTTCGTGATGAACGCTTTCCCTCCCGTATCAGGGCCCCGATTGAGATGAAGACCATACAGGAACTCATCAATTGGGTAACAGAAACCCTTGATCCAGAGGAGCAGTTAGTGCTCAACTACATTGACGCCCTTCGATTCTTATTCCATTACGGAGAGGAAGTCTTTAATAGCTTTCGCGAAGTTGTGGATACTGGATTACTTGATCTTGGTATATTGCCTCCAGCGTATACTTATGATTATTTTCAGGAAGAATTTGATGAAACATTTAATTGATGAAACCAAATAGTTTTCCCTTTTTGTTATTTGTTATTAACCTTTTAAACACACTTCCGCTCAAATGTCCTGTTTTATGAATGTACCCATGCCTTCGAGATTGTTGTCTCCGGGCTTCCTTTGGCGCAGCTTTTTAGCCAACCGCCTGTATGCTAAATTTTCCGATTAGTTTTAG